CATGTGATAATTGTTGCACGTTGCCAGTCTAAAGAACCCGACACGCCCGCCCATGTGAACGCCGCGCTGATTTGCTGCCATTCCAATGCCTGAAGGCTATAAGCCACGGGCGAAAGATTAAGGCTGATTGAAAGTTGGTTGTAACTAGCCTGAAACGTCCAGCCTTCGACAAAACCCTGGAAAGCACTTGCGGACATATTTGGTGGCAAATCGTTAAGCAAAATTGGCTGACCCATAAAGACGTTTAACAAATTGTCACGATCGGAATTGTCCAATTCATCATTGGTCAAATCAAAAGTAACTTCGCTGAAAATTGGTTGCGGGTTGGCTCTTAAAGCCAAATAAAATTCGGCTTGGTCTAGGGCATCAGCAGAATTGTGAAGTGTTGTTGTAATAATTTGGGCAAGGCTTCCATAAGTCAGTTGTGAAGCCGCATCAGCGGCCGATTCTTCACTTGATGAAGTTGCGCCGTATTTGATAGTAATTGAGTTTCTTACGTCACCCGCACGGGTATCAATTCGAATTCCAGTGGCACGGGCATGGTTGGCCGTAAGGCTTACGTATCCATTGGCCTGAAGGTATTGGCTACGGTGTGTCGCGTCAGCGTAACTGATGCGGCCAAAAGCATCTTCATAAATATATCCCAGTCCCGACGTGGCTAAGGCTGAAACAAGTGAATAAACGTCAGTCCGATTTGATGAACGCGCCGCCAATTCATAATCACCAGGTTGGTCAATTTCTCCCAACCCAACATTTTGAGCATTTGCCCACGTTTCGGTTGCTGGTGTGTAGGTTCCCCACGTCAAAGCCCCTGGAACTTCTGACCAGTTATTTAGCAAAATATCGCTCAAAACGTCATAAATTTGGTCACCGTCAAAGTCTTTTGACAATACGCCGTCAACCAGGATTTTTGGCAAGCGTGCCAATGCGCCCAATGCAATAATTGAATAAGTCTGTGTAAAGGTAGTCGAACCCACATCATAAACTTCCAAGCCAATGTCAACAACGTTGCCACCAAAAATGGGAATCAATGTGTTGCTTGAATCTCTAATTTGAACCGTGATGCTTGAATTGATTGAAACAGGGATTGTGGCTTGGTTCACATCTATCAATTGAAGGTTGACATAACCCGCTTGTGCTTGTTCGTAGATATTGCGGCGGCCGCTGCTGATTGTCAGGTTTGCAAGAATCGCATTGGTATAAGCAACACCGTCAATTTCCACATTCCAAATGGGATTCCACTGTGTCATTAGATTGCCTGAAGTGCGCTTGCACCGCCTGTGCCGCGATAGTAAGAACTGTTTAATGTCTCAACGATCGTGCGGGCAGTGCCTTCCTTGTCAATTGCACCGTTGACGGTTAAGTTAATTGTGGGTGCTTGCGCGGCTAATCTTGCTGCATTTTGCGAATCAGTAAATCCACCACCACCAGCAGCAATTAAGCGTGCAGCATTTTGCGAATCAGTAAATCCACCACCTGCAACCGCTTTTGTTGCAGCCGCGGCTGATGCCACGGCAGCCGTTACGCCACCACCGCCCCCGCCGCCTGATGTAGTTCCACCACCCGTTCCACCTGAACCTGAAGTTGATGCACCACCACCGCCGCCACTTATAGCACCAGGCGCGCCACCAACTGCAAATTTTGTTTCACCTTTACTTGAATTTGCTAAAGCATTTGCGGCAGATAAAACACCAGCAGCCAAAGCAACCGCACCCACGCCCAACAATGGGTTCAATGCAAATGCCGTGGCAACACCCGTGACAATTGCTGAAACCTTTAAAGCGTTGTACGCCGCAATGAGCGTGTTAATTAGAACAATGGTTGCAGTGACGGCCGCGCTGATTTTTGACACAACAAAGACTGTTCCAATGACCGCGGCCACCGCAATTAGTTCGTCCTTAAACTCAACAACCGTTCCAATAAGGCTTCTGATGCGCTTGCCCCATTCAAGTGCGGTTGTTTCAGAATCAGTCAAACCTTCATCAAGGCCACCAGTACCAGTCAAGCCGTTGACAAATTGTTGAATGACTGGAACAACATCAGTCAAAATGTACGTGGTCAATTCTTGAATCAATGGAAGCAATGCAGTGCCAATTTGCTCTTGAACTTCATCACTGGCAATTTTGATGCGGGCAAATGCTTTTTCAGTGCTTTGCGCTTCATTCTCAGCAAATCCACCAAATGTTCCCGTAAGTGATTGAAAAACTAAATCAAAATCTTTTGACTTGATAATTGATTGGTCAAGTCCTAAACCTAATTTGCCTAGTGAAGTCAGATTCCCGTCATAAGCCTTGCCCAACGCATTTGCCACGGTTTCCAATGGCTTGCCTGTGGCTGAAGAAATATCCAATGCAAGGTTTAATAATTTTTGGGCTTCTTCGACATCTTTGGTTGAACGAACTAAACGGCCAAACGCTGGACGCAATTGATCGTCAGTAATTCCAATTGCAAGTGATGTTTTGCTGATGTAATCCTCAACGCCTTTGATTTGCTTTGAAGTTGCAGTTGTTGTGTTTTCAATTGTCAATGCCAAATTGCGTTGTGCGGCTTCATCAGCCGCGGCGTTCTTTATGGCGGCAGCGGCGTAAGCACCAATGGCAGCGGCAGCGGCCGCAAATGCCAATGCTGCTCTTTTGCCAAAATCTTCAAATTGGTCACCCAATGTCTTGCTTTGGGTTCCAGCAGAATTGATGTTTTTAGAGAAGTCAGCAATGTCTGCAAGTAACGCAAGTTTGAGCGTTCTACTTTGAGCCATTTACTTGTCCCATTCTTTCAGAATCTTGTCAAAGCCATTTTCCCACTCTCGCACCAAATATGGTTGTTCGGCGCGCAAGGTTGGGTAAATAAACCAGCCACGGGAACCGCGACCTTCACGACCTGACCACACGGGAAATTGCTTGTATTTGTTTGAACCAAATTCAGAACCGCCCCAAAGTTTTTGGGTTGTACCGCCGCCACTAAATTTTTGACCAGCAAATCCAAAAGAAATTTCACCTATTTTGGAAGATTTGCTAACCCTGGAACCGTCAGCAATTTTACTGGCAACCTTTGATGACCTAATTTGATGCGCCTTCATTTGGATTTTCTTTTGAAGATAATCAGCCAATGCGCTGGATTGAGTTTTGGCGGCAGCAATAGAACTATCGTCCATAACTTTGAAAGCGCGAATGACTGCACGCAATTCTGCCTTATCGTAGGCAACTGCATCTTCAGCCATTGCGCCTCTCCAAAATCTCGATTGCGGTCAGTATGTCCTCAGCCGATTCAAATTCTGATTTGGGTAATCCAGTCGCAATGACCAATTCCCAAATAATTCTGTTTAGGCTTCCGACTGCGTAACTTTTGGGTCTGCCTCACCAACTACCACGTCAGCAATGGTTTCAGTCCACGCATCAATTGGCTTTACTGGCTTTCCAGCGGCTTCCCGCTTCATGGCGTGATAAGCCAAAAAGACCAAATCGGATATACCAATTTTTTCTTGTGCTTGACTGATCGTGTGACCTGTTTGCTTTTCCCATTTGACCCACTCAGGTGGAGCAGCCACGTAAGTGGCTGACTCGCCCGAATTAAATTCAACTGTGATTGGTAGTTTCATTTTATCTCCCGATTGGTTGGTTTAACTGAAGTTTTCGGCTGGTAATCCAATGACAACAAATGACATTGAAACGGTTTGTGCATCAGGTGCAGTACCGCCCGCGCTTGGAAATACTGGAAGCACTGAGAATGTGAACACCGCACCAGTTGCGGCGGTCAATACTGTTGTGATTCCTGTGTTGGGTGCTGATTCTGTTACGCCCCAAAGCGTTTCACACAATGAAGGTGATGCGCCCCAGTCGGCTAACATGTCAACGGCAAAAGTCCATTCATCATCAATGTGGCGATTAACAACGCCGTCAAGTGTCTGATAACGAACCATTGTTGGTGAGTTAGAAAGAACTGCTGAAGTTGCCTGAGCGTCAAAATTGTTGCCACCAATGGTAAAGGTGACATCTCTCCCAGTTATTACTGTGGTGGCCATTTTTTCTCCTTAGATTGTCTGTGTGTAATAGGTTGAAACGTTGATGTCAGCCACAAGCATTGGGGATTGCCCAACCTCTAATACTGTTGGCTTTTCAACATCATCAACAACATATCCTGACGGCATTGCCGCAAGAATTCCGATTATTAGTTTTTCCAGGTTATCTAATGAACCCGCGTTGCTATTGGAAGCAACAATTGCCGTGATTGCAAAATTAAGTTTCACTTTAGTTTGTGCTTTACCGATTAGAACAACTTCCATGTAAGGCGAATTTGGAACGCACACGATCGCTGGAGGAATGGGCGATTCCGGAACTGACGCATAAACATTGGCAGCCAAAGCCGAAAATGCGTTGGCAAGTGCAGCGCGGGTGTCAGCAATTGTTGATGCGGTCATTGACAAATCGTTTCAACATCTAAAAACGGCTGAAGTAGTGTGCTGACACGGTTGGTCAAACTTCTACCCATTCTATAAGGCGTGCTAGCAAAATCAACGCCCTGGATTTCTCCACCAGCGGCAACGCGTGATTGAAATACTTCAACGCTGACTGCCAAAATGGCTGATTCAATAGGTGGTGAATTTGCGTAGATATCAACGGCAGAATAACCCGAAAGTGTGGCCGTGCCTGTTGGTATAATGTCGCGCAACGTCACATTTGCATTTGTGATTGCAGCAGTAAAATGGAATACGCCTGTTTTAACAACGGTCACTGTTGCGCTAAAAGGTGCGGGTAATCCCGTCACAATTATTGATTGACCAGCAACAAAATGGTGTTCACGTTGGGTGTAATAAATTGCCACGTTATCTGTTAATTCATACGCGTTGACCGCATTTGTATTTGCAACCAGCATTGGCAAAATGACGGCTTCAGCGGTGTTAATAATTTCGTCTAGGTAACTGTCAGGATATAGGGAAACGGAAACACCAAGAATGCTGCGCAATTGCGCGGTTGAAACAATACTTGGCATTTCCGTCCCTTTCGTCTGCTGCGCCGCGTTCGGGAGTGACCACGGCGCATGATTAGTTTGTTGCGATTACGCCTTATTATTTTTGAATGCGCCCGCTGCGATTTTGGTCGCCACGGCACCAAATGAATACACACCAACAGTAATTGAACCGTCAGCAGTTGATTCAGCGCGTAGTTGGTATGAAGTTCCCTCGTACCATGTGTAAGCGTCAGGGTTGACGATTAGCAATGTACCGTCTCCGTCACCGCCGTTTGTTGGGTCAACGTACAAATTCAACCCCGCGACGTTTCCTGTCAAACTTGTTGGCACTGAAACACCAGGTTGATTCATAGGATTTGAAACCTGTGAATAAATTGGACGTCCAGCGTCATTCAAAGTCATTAGGTTTGACCACTGACCAGTTGACGCAATCATGTTGCGCGCAAATGGATTTGCAAGTCCAGCAGTTGCGCCATAAACGCTTGCAGCACCGCGACCAATAATTCCAAGCAGTTCAGCAGCAGTTGGATATGTTGCAACTGTTGTTGCATCTGTTGTTGAACCTGAAATTAACAAGCCGTTGACGTATGAGTTTTGTGCTTTAGCCATGGCTGCAACCATGTTACGAAGCAACTCGTCATAAAAGAGGGGCGAAGTTCTAGTGAGCAACTCGACCGAAAATTTTTGTTGCCCCGCGAATTTTTTGACGTCCACTGAAAGGAACGCTGAATTTTGGTCAGTATCAGAAAACGCTGCATCTTCAGCGGTGACTGCGACTGTTGGAACTTGCGTAATCTTTGGAATTTCAAAAGTCATACCAGCATCAGGCAATGCACCGCGAGAAATCGCGTCAATGCTTGGGCGGATTGTTGTTGATAGTCCGTTGATAACTTCTGACAACTGACGTGTTGGAACAAGTCCAGCGTTGTCTGTTGTGTTGTCTGCTGCCAAAACATATTGGCGTGCGTTTTCGTCACCTGTTGCAGCAAGAACCTTATTTTCAAGATACTTTGCAGCAGTTAACTCAATGCGTGGTGTTGACTTCCAGCCACCCACTGCATTTGATTGTGCGGTTATTGACTGAGCGGCTTCGACCGTCTCTACGGCTGAAGCGTCATTGACGGTGTTTTCCACTTCGTCTCCTTCTGTTGTTGGTGTGACTTCAGGTTCAATTGTTGAATCTGAAACTTGTTCTTCTTCGCCTGTTGTTGCGGCAACTTCGGTGACGCGTGATGAACGGATTGCTGGTTCGCTAGTTAATGCAACCCCAGTCAGTTCACCTTTCAAAATGCGCACTGTTCCGTCTTTTAATGTCTCATATTCGTCAAATGAAACTTCAACGCTGAAGCCGTCACGCAAACCTTCTTGCGCTTCCACAAGTGCATCAGTTCCAGCAGTTGTGTTTGCAATTTTGAAAGTTGCTTCAATTCCCTTGTCGTTTGATTCAATTGAAAGTGTTTTGCCAATTCGACGTGTGCGGTCATGTTCTAGGTTAAGCAACACCGCGGTTGCTTCGATTGAGCCAGCAGCAAATTGAACTTTGCCAATTGACGCGTTACCAGTTTCCTCAAACGTAACAATGCGACCCGTAATTGTGCGACTGTTGGAATCTGCCGCGGTAATTGTCATTGGTGTGATTACTTTTTTCATAGCAGCATATCTTCTTCCTCACGAATTTCATCAACGCTCATTGCGCCAATGCGGTTTAAGATTTCATAAACTTGCGCACGCTCATAAGGATTGCCACGCAAGAAATCATCAAGGTCAAAACGCACTTTGTTGCCTGCTGGTGTAAAATCAGCAAATGAAAGGCGTTCTTCAATTATGGACATATAATTTCTGAAAGCGAAATCAACCAGGTCACGCCTTTTGTCTAAGGCGTTGGAGTATGTGAAGGTGCTTTGTTGTGCGTCGGTAAAATAGGCTGGAAGTCCTGCTGCGCGTGAAAGTTCAAGTGCAACATAATTTCGGGCTTCATTCAACTGCAAATTCTTTGGGTCATACCCAAGTGTCTCCAGGGTAACGTCAGCGTTTAAAAATGCGGTTGATTTGTTAGCACGCGCCGTGCGCCAGGCACTTAGCAACTTAGCCACACGATCGGCTGGCAATGATGTTCCGTTTGACTTCAAAACCATTTGTGGAATTGGTTCAACTGCAAAATTCATTGCTGCGCGTTCTAAGGCTGCCGCTGCTCGAACCGTGCGACCTGCGCGACTTAATAATCCTTCTTGAAATCCCTGAAAAACAACAAGATTTGCGGGGTCAACAAATGCGCCGTCAATTGAATACGTTGCAATTTCATAACCCATTCCATTCGTTGTAATTGTTACGCGTTCAGGTGCAATGCGTTCCATTGCTCGAATTCTGCCCGTGTCAGCATATCTGTCCATAACGTATGCATAAGCGCTAGGGAAAAAGAACAAATCAGAAATTATCCACGCCCAAAATGTTGAACCTGGAATTCGTGGGTCAGGCTGGTTAATTACGCGCGGTTGTGAAATTTTTTCGCCTGTGGCTTCATTTCGCGTGTGCATTGGTAATGACGCAATTGTTTGAATGATGCCTAAGGCGCGCGCCACGGTTGGCACACTCATTGCTTCAGCGCGTGAAGCAGTAACTATTCCACCAAATAAGAATAAATTACCTACTTCACTGAAATAAGGTGCAACCGCGGCCGCGTCCACGTTTGTGGCTTCAACTGGAACGGCAGCATCAACCTTACGCGGTGTAAATAAATCTAAAAATCCCATGGCGCAATTTTCACAGGGTTTTACACCTAACCAACCATAATGTCCAAATCATTGTCTTGGCGTGTCGCAAAATGGCTGACAAGACTGACGGCCACGGCCGCACACACAATTTGGCCGCTGGCACGCCTTCCAATTACCCAACCGCCGTCACCGCGCTTCAATTGAACGGCTGCCAACACTTGTTGGGTCAAATCCGATTGGCCACGGTGTTTTAAACGCCCTGAGTTGATTGCCGACAACATTTCATCACATGCTTGTGGGTAAGCCGTGTCCATGTCGCAAATTGGAATGCCCGCTGGTGCCAAACGCGCTGCAACTGCTCCAGCCGTGCGCCGTGAATAAAGAACCTGCTCCACAGGATACTTGCGGGCGTAGTCGGCCAAATCGTTGGCAATGGCCTTATCGTCCAATTGCAAATCGTTTTTCCAGGTGTGAAGCAACTTGACCACAAATGATTCGTCCCCAAGTTTTTGGGCAGCCACCAATGCGGCGTGTTTTCTATCGGGTGAAAGGTCAATTGCAAGCCACGTTGTTTTTTCAACATCAAGGTCAACTGATTTGTCCAGGCAATTGCCCCAACTGGCAGAATCAACGGCAGAAGATATGGCAACGACCCAACGGCACAACACTTCAGTCATAACCACGTCAGGTGGGTCATTGAACACTGCCCGCAAATTGTCAGGGTGAATTGTGATGCCCATTGCTGGATTTGACCATTTGGCGTTTTCAATGCTGATTTCGTCAGTTGGTGCAGACCATTCAAAATAACCAATGTCATCATCATTGCCCGCGATCGTGGCCAATGCCCTTTCACGAAAAGAATTCAGCACAAGGCTTGCGGAATCGCCTGCATTTGTATAACTCATGACTAAAGGGTTTTTGGCAGCCATAAGGGTGTAACGCAATGAAGCAAAACTTTCCAAGTCGCTCATTTCGCGCAATTCGTCCAGGTGAATGGTTTCAGGTCGCGAAACTCCACGGGCAGCCGAACCGCCCGCCTTTACGATAAAGCGTGTTCCATGAACCGTTTCAATTTCTTCCGCACCATGCGCCCAACGCACGCGCTTGACCTGTTTTGCTAACGAATCGTTACTTTCAATTAAGGAAATCAATTGCCGAAACTGTTCCAGGCTTGTGGCCAGTCTATGAGCCGACCCGATTTGCAACGGTTCTTTCCATAGGAAAAGCCCGCCCAAGATTCTGATTTGCTGCAAAAAACTTTTCCCGTTCTGCCGTGCCACAACAATGCAATTGACGGGAGTTGCCCACCGACCGTCAGGTTTGACTTTGTGCGTGTGGATAAGCGCAAATTTTTGCCAGGGCATCATCTCCACACCAATGCTGGAAGCCAAATCAACCAATTCAAGCCCCAATGAAGGCAAATCGTTGAGCGGGGTGTGGATTCGGGGTGTTTCCACGCCAAATTGGTCATTTTCACGTTCTGTGTCCCTACCCAAAACCGTTTCAAGCCGATTTGAGCCGTCTTGAGCCAATAGGTGACCTGTTGTGACCTTGCTAGTCATTTTCGTGGCTCTTTGAGTCGTTTTTGGGGGAAAAAGATACAG